ACACATGGGAGCATTTGGTTGTGACTCTTATGATATATCGGGAACCGTAGATGGAGAAGGATCTAAAGGAGCTTTACACGGTTTGACTAGATTTAGTATGGAAGACGCTCCTGCTAATAGTTTCTTTTTAGAATACTTATCAAGACCACCCACGGCAGAAATATTCTTTGAAGACGTTTTAATGGCAATTGTATTTTATGGTATGCCAATACTCGCAGAGAATAATAAACCAAGACTTTTGTATTACTTAAGAAGAAGAGGGTATAGAGGATTCTCTATGAATAGACCAGATAAAATATGGAATAAATTATCTGTAGCAGAAAAAGAGATTGGAGGAATACCTAATTCCTCAGAAGATATAAAACAAGCTCATGCAGCAGCGATTGAAATGTATATACAAGATCACGTGGGTATGAAACGAGATGGTACTTTTGGGGATTTATATTTTAACGACTTACTAAAGGATTGGTCTAGATTTGATATAACAAAAAGAACCAAACATGATGCTACAATAAGTTCTGGTTTAGCTGTGATGGCTAACAATAGACATTTGTATGCTCCTAATGCTAAAATAGAAAAACCAAAATTAAATATACATATTTCTAAATATGAAAATAAAGGAAATGTGTCTAAAATAATTAAAGAATAATATGAGGAATTTTCCAAGTCAAGTAGTTAGTGATGCTGAAAAAATTAGTTATGAGTATGGACTTAAAATTGCTCACGCTATAGAGCGAGAGTGGTTTGGGGATGGAGACTACAATAATAGATATAATAGTTCAAAAAATGATTTTCATAACTTAAGGTTGTATGCTAGAGGTGAACAATCTGTTCAAAAATATAAAGATGAGTTATCAATAAATGGTGATTTATCTTATCTTAACTTAGACTGGAAACCAGTTCCAATTATATCTAAGTTCGTAGATATAGTTGTTAATGGTATAGCTGAAAGAACTTATGATGTAAGGGTTTATTCTCAAGATCCATTTGGCGTTAGTAAAAGAACTGAATACATGGAGGCGGTAATGGGCGACATGAGAACAAAAGATCTTAAAAACTATGTTAAAGAAAACTTTGGTTTAGATTTATATAATAGTCCCCCGGAACTTTTACCAGATTCTCAAGAAGAATTAGATTTACATATGCAGCTTAATTATAAGCAATCTGTTGAAATAGCTGAAGAACAAGCCATAAACACATTGCTAGAAGGTAATAGATACGAATTAATAAAAAAGAGGTTTTATCACGATCTTGCCGTTTTAGGTATAGGCGCTGTAAAAACCTCTTTTAATACATCTGAAGGTATTGTCATAGATTATGTTGATCCATCAAATCTTGTTTATTCTTATACAGAAAATCCTTATTTTGAAGATATATATTATGTTGGAGAGGTTAAGACTATACCTATTAATGAGTTAATAAAACAGTTTCCGCATTTAACAACAGAAGATTTAGAGGAGATACAAAAGAAAGCTTCAAACGGATATAATAGTCAAGAAAACAAAAGACGTAGAAATACAGAGCACGAAAACGATAAAAACAAGGTTGATGTTTTATATTTTAATTATAAAACATATATGACTGAGGTTTACAAACTAAAAGAAACAGCGACTGGCGCTGAGAAAGCTATAGAAAAAGACGATTCTTTTAATCCACAAGAAAGTGAAAATTTTAGTAAAGAATCTAGAAAAATGGAAGTATTATATGATGGTGCTCTTGTTTTAGGTACTAAAAAATTACTTCGATGGGAGATGGCAAAAAATATGATGCGTCCTAAGAGCGATTATACTAAAGTGAAAATGAATTACGCGATATGTGCTCCTAGAATGTATCAAGGTAGAATTGATTCTTTAGTAAAACGTATAACTGGGTTTGCTGATATGATTCAATTAACGCATTTAAAACTTCAACAAGTTATGTCACGTATGGTTCCAGATGGCGTTTATCTTGATGCTGATGGTTTAGCTGAAATAGATTTAGGTAATGGAACTAGTTATAATCCTCAAGAAGCTTTAAATATGTTTTTTCAAACAGGTTCTGTTATTGGAAGATCGTTTACTCAAGATGGTGACATGAATCCTGGTAAAATACCTATTCAAGAAATACAATCTGGATCTGGTGGTAATAAAATGCAGTCACTTATTGGTAATTACAATTACTATTTACAAATGATAAGAGATGTAACAGGTCTTAACGAAGCTAGAGACGCAGCTACTCCAGATCCAAAGTCTTTAGTTGGTGTGCAAAAAATGGCCGCAGCTAATTCTAATACCGCTACAAGACATATTTTACAAAGTGGATTATTTTTAACAAAAGAAATTGTAGAATGTTTATCACTTAGAATATCAGATGTTATAGAATATTCACCAACAAGAGACGCTTTTGTACAGTCTATTGGTACTCACAATGTGGCAACGCTAAAAGAAATGAGTCAATTACATTTATATGATTTTGGTATATTTATAGAACTAATGCCAGATGAAGAGGAAAAAATGCAACTTGAAAATAATATACAAGTAGCAATATCACAGCAAAATATAGAACTTGAAGATGCTATTGATTTAAGAGAAATAAAAAATGTTAAATTAGCAAACCAACTATTAAAAATTAGAAGAAAGAAAAAGATAGCTAGAGACCAAAAAATGCAACAAGAAAACATGGCGGCTCAAGCACAAGCTAATATTCAACAACAACAGGCGGCTGCTGAAATGGAAATGCAAAAACAACAACAAGCAGCACAGACTGCTATTTCTATAGAACAAGCTAAATCACAGTTTGAAATAGAAAAACTATTAAAAGAAGCAGAAGTCAAACTACAATTAATGGAAAAAGAATTTCAGTTTAATATGCAACTAGCTGGAGCAGAAAGTGAAAGCAAGAAGAATGTTGAAATGGAAAAAGAAAACCGTAAAGACGAAAGAACCAAAATACAAGCATCGCAACAAAGCGAACTTATAGACCAAAGGACTAATAATAAAGCTCCTAAAAACTTTGAATCATCAGGTAATGATGTGATGGGAGGTATTGATATGTCTAATATTGGTCCTAGGTAAATTTATTAACTATTATTATATTATATTATGGCAAAAAAGAAAAAAGAAGAGCCAATCGTAGATAACGAGGTTGGCAAAATAAAAGTAAAAGAAAAAAAAGAGCAACAACCGGTTAACGAGACAAAAGGTAATATTACAAAGGTTAAAGCTAAAATGAAAAAACCAGTTGAGGATTTAAGTAAACAAACTATAACTAAAGTTGATTTAAACCAACCTTTAAAAAAAGAAGAAAACGTCGAAAAGGAGCAAGATATAAATAGTGCTTCAGAACAAGACAAACCTGTAGTTGAAGAAATTATAGAGACAACAGAAGAAAAAGTTGTTGAAACAGAAAGTCCTGTTGAAAACCAAGAGACACCTATTGTTGAAGAGGTGACAGGTAAGGAAACGCAAGAAAAAACAGATCTTGAAAAAGATATCTTAAAGTACGATATGCAAACAGGCAAAGCCCTGCCTCAAGAAATTGAAAAACTTGTGTTTTTTATGGAAGAAACCGGTGGTGATCTAAGTGATTATCTCGCTTTAAATCAAGATTATTCAAACTTAGATAACCATACTTTATTAAAAGAATATTACAAAACAACAAAACCACATTTATCAGATGATGAAATTGAGTTTGTAATGGAAGATACGTTTGCGTTCGATGAAGACGAAGACGATGAAAGAGAAATTAAAAGAAAAAAATTAGCTATGAAGGAGCAAGTTGCTCAAGCAAAGCTACACTTGGAAAGTGCAAAAACCAAATACTATGAAGATATCAAAGCTGGAAGCAAGCTTACTAAAGAGCAGCAAGAAGCAATTGAATACTTCAACAAAAACAAAGAGGAATCAAAAGTTTATCAAAACAGGCATGATGTTTTTATAAATAAAACTGAAAAAGTATTTAACAATAATTTCAAAGGTTTTGAATATAATATTGGAGATAAAAAATTCAGATTTAACGTAAAAGATCCTGCTAAAATTAAAGAAACCCAAAGTGACATTAATAACTTTGTTGAAAAGTTTTTAACTAAAGATAAAATAATGGAAGATGCAGCGGGTTATCACAAAGGGCTTTTTACAGCTATGAATCCAGATCAAATTGCTAATCATTTTTATGAGCAAGGTAAAGCTGATGCTTTAAAAGAAAGTATTGCAAAATCTAAAAATGTAAACATGGATCCTAGACAAGCTCACGTAGAAAACGTGAATACTAGTGGATTAAGAGTTAGAGCTTTAAATGATGACGGACCTGATTTCAAATTTAAAATTAAAAACAAAAACAAATAACAATTTAAAATTACAAAATTATGGCAACAGGAAATTTGCAAACTGCGGGTCCTTTGTTGAATAGTGTTCCAGCTCCAGGGCAACAAACATTATCTTCAAATTACCTAGACTTAGCTACGGGATCTGCGGATACCCTTGGTTGGGCGCAACAATATTTACCAGACCTAATGGAGAAAGAAGCTGAAGTTTTCGGACCGAGAACTATCTCAGGATTCTTATCACAAGTTGGGGCTGAAGAGGCTATGACGGCTGATCAAGTCGTATGGTCTGAACAAGGAAGATTACACTTATCATACCTAGGACATGTACATAGTACTGCTGGTGGTATTGATGGTGCTGGTACAGGTACAGCTACTTCTCAAATAGATATTATTTCTGATATCGATGGTAATACTGATGTAGCATCTGGTAATCACGGTATAAGAGTTAACGATACTATCGTTATATCTGATCCACAGAATGGTGTTGTAAAATGTTTAGTAGTTAAAGTAGCTACTGATAGAATTGATGTAGCTCCTTATACAGCTGCAACTCTTGACTTTACAACAAGTGGTAGTGCAACAACTATATTAGTTTATGGTTCTGAATACATCAAAGGGGTAGGTTACTACGAGGCTGATGGAATCACTACTGGTGGTACTGCTAATTCAAGAGGTGCTAATGAGCCAAAATTCAAAACTTTCCAAAACAAACCAATTATAATCAAAGATTACTACGAAGTATCAGGTTCTGATACAGCTAGAATTGGTTGGGTTGAGGTTGCTTCTGAGACAGGTGCTGCAGGATATTTATGGTACTTAAAAGCTGAAGCTGACACAAGAGCACGTTTTACTGATTATTTAGAAATGTCAATGCTTGAAGCTGAGAAAACGGTAGGTGCTTCCTTAGCTAATTTAGCTGGTGTATCTTACGAAACAACTGATACACTTCCTCACGGTACTGAAGGTTTATTTGCTGCTATCGAATCTAGAGGTAATTTAACTTCTGGTATTACTGGTCTACCTACTGATTTAGCTGAATTTGATAATATTTTAGCTGAATTTGATAAGCAAGGTGCTATTGAAGAAAACATGATGTTCTTAAATAGATCTACATCTTTAGCTATTGATGATATGCTAGCAGGTATGAACTCTTATGGTTCTGGTGGTACATCTTATGGAGTATTTGATAACTCTGAAGATATGGCACTTAATTTAGGTTTCTCTGGATTTAGAAGAGGTTCTTATGACTTCTATAAATCTGATTTCAGATACTTAAATGACAAAGCTACAAGAGGTGGTGTTAACGCTACTGCTGGTGCTAACGCTATCAGAGGGGTATTTATTCCAGCTGGTACATCTACGGTTTATGACCAAATGTTAGGAAAGAATCTAAAACGTCCATTCTTACATGTTCGTTATAGAGCTTCTCAAACTGATGACAGACGAATGAAATCATGGG